GCCGGCCACCGCTGGCCTGCCGTGGGGTGACCCACCGAACGGAGAACCATGGCAGACCAGTCGAGTTTCGACCACCTGGCGGCGAAGCAGGCCGGGTCACGCATCGCCAAGCCGGAACCGGCACCGGTTGCGAAACCGGCGGCGGCGAAGGCCCCCGCAGCGAAGCCCGCCGCGAAGAAGTAGCCGATGGGTTCCTACGTCGCCCTGTCGGAGCTGAAGTCGGCGTTGGGGATCACGGTGTCCACCGACGATGCGTTCCTGAACCTCGCCATCGACTCGGCGGAGCAGTCGATCGACGACCTGTGCGGCCGGAAGTTCAGCGCCGACGGGTCCGCGTCGGCCCGCACGTACCGCGCACAGCCATATCTCGTCGTGACCGACGATGTCAGCACCCTGACGAGCCTGACGGTGAAAACGGATACGTCCGGTGACGGGACGTTCGATACGACGTGGGCGTCGACCGACTACCAGGTCGAACCGCTGAACAACCTGTTGAAAACGACGCCGCGATCGGTGAACAACCTGCGGGCTGTCGGCAGCTACACGTTCCCGGTTTACGGCGACGGCCGCGCAGCTGTCGAAGTCACCGCGAAATGGGGCTGGCCCGCTGTCCCCGATTCGATCAAACAGGCGACGCTGATGCTCGCCAGCCGTCTCTACGGGCGCAAGGCTTCGCCAATGGGCGTCATCGGCGTGGGCGACTTCGGCCCGGTTCGCATCTCGAGGTCCGACCCGGACATAGCGCACCTGCTGATGGATTACCGCCGTGCCGGCGTCGCCTGATGGCAGACATCGCGGCGATCCGCGCCGGCATCAAAACACGCCTGGCAACGTCGTCGACGTTCATCCAGATCGCGGCGACAATGCCGGACACGCTGAGTCCGCCGTGCGCGGTCGTCGACCTGCAATCCGTGAGCTACGACCGGGCGTTCGGCAACGGCCTCGAGCTGCTCACGTTCACGATCACGGTGATCGCGCAACGCTTCGACCCGGCTGCCAACCAGGCCCTCCTGGACGGCCTCGTATCGGGTTCCGGGGCGGTGCGGGCACTCATCGCCGGCGACCTGACCCTCGATGGGAGCTGCTCGACGTGCCAGCTGACGCAGATGGGCGAATACGGCCTGATATCCGCCAACGAAACCGACTACATGGGAGCCAACTTCACCCTGGAGGTGTATGCGTGACACGTAAGAAGAAGGAATACACCGTTTGCGGCAACCATGCCGTTTTCGGAAATGAACCAGGCTCGACGTTCTCATCAGATATGTCTGACGACGACGCCAAGCGTCTAATCGACGGCGGCCACCTGGCCACCGCCAAGCGCCCACAGGAGGGCTAATCAAATGGCAGAACTAATCGGAGGCGCAACCGCCGTCCTAACAATTGGGGGCGTCGACCTGTCCGACCACATTTCGAGCGCCACGCTCGAAAAAAATGCGGATGAAGTTGAAACTACGGCATTTGGCGATGCCTCACGCACCCTGATCGGCGGTTTGCAGTCAGGTGTCCTCACAATCAATTTCCACCAGGATTATGCCGCCTCGGAGGTCGACGCCACGATCAGCCCGCTGGTCGGCTCGCTGACCGCGTTCGTGTTCAAGCCGACGAACGCAGCGGTGGGGTCGACCAACCCGAGTGAGTCCGGGAGCGTGTTCGTCAACTCGTACACGCCGATCAGCGCCGAGGCCGGGACCCTTTCCACCTTCTCGGTGTCGTGGCCCACGAGCGGGACTATCACCCGAGCTACGAGCTAGTCGACGAGGGGGGCACCATGAAGAACTCGATGAAGATCACCCTGCGCGTGCTGCACGATGGCACCGAATCCGTCCTGACCGCCGGGCCGGCCGCCATAGTCGCTTTCGAGCGCAAATGGGGCATCGGTATCGGTAGGGCCATGGCCGAGGTTCGCGTCGAGCATCTCGCGTGGCTCGCCCACCAGGCGGCGTGGCGCGACGCGCAGAACAACGGCGGGTCCGTCAAACCGTTCGACGGGTGGCTCGACGGCCTCGAGGACATCGAAGCCGTCGGCGAGGACGATTCCGACCCTTTGCCCTCGGCTGGGACAGCCTGACCGTCCAAATCGCCGCTTTAGCGGTGCGGACAGGGATCGGCCCCATGCAGCTGCTCGAGTGCCCGCCTGAGGTGCTGAACGCCATGTGGCGCGTCCTCGAGTACCAGGCAGACGAGCAGGAGAAAGCGAGGCAGCGGCGCTAGTGGCTACCTTCGACCTCCTGACGGGTTCCAGCAAGCAACCGTTGACGATGAAAATTGACGAGGTCGCAGCGTTCTCGAAACGCCTCCGCTACGCCGACAAGGACACGAAGCGGGCAGCCCGCCAGGCAAATCAGCGGATCGCCAAACGGGTCGTTGTCGAGATCCGCGCCGCAGCCCTGTTCGACCCGTTCCATGCGCGCCAGTACGCGAAGTTCCTACCGTCGGTGAAGGCCGTGCAGGGAACCACCCCGAAGATCAGCATCGGTGGCGCACGCAACTTCCGCGGCCCCCGCTACCGGGGCGACAAGTCCGTGAAGCTGTGGGAGGTCCAGGGCGGCGTCGAGTTCGGATCGAACCGCACCCATGACAGCCTGGGACGCCGGACAGGCCGCAAGTTCGGCCCCCGCAAGAAGGGCGGCTACGTCGTGTTCCCTGTCATAAAGTCGATGCAGAAGTACATCCGCCGCCAATACAACCTAGAGATGGACAAGGTGCTCAGAGGACTCTGATGGCTACCCGCACGCTCACGGTCAACCTGGTAGGCCGCACCGACAAGCTCATCCGCAGCTTCAAGAACGCATCGAAGGGCGCGGACACGATGTCCGGCAAGCTGATGCGAGCCACGCGCATGGCGAGCATCGGATTCGGAGTCCTGGGTGGTGCCGCGGTCGGTGCCGCGATGGCTATCAAGCCGATGATCGACAAGGCCGCGTCGCTGGAGGAGTCGCTCAGCAAGAACCGGTTGATGTTCGGCGAGGCGTCGAAAGCAGTCGAACGGTTCGCTGAAACGGCGGGGCACGCGTTCGGCGTGTCCGAACGGGCCGCCCTCGAGGCGACCGGCATATTCGGCAGCCTCGGCAACGCAATGGGGATGTCCGAGGAAGCTTCGGCGTCGATGGCGACGACCCTCACCGGCCTCGCCGGTGACTTGTCGTCCCTGCACGATGTTGATGTTGAAACGGCGTTGACGGCGTTGCGTGCCGGCCTCATTGGTGAGGCCGAACCGCTCCGCAAGCTCGGCATCCTCCTCGACGCCGCCACGATCAAGAGCAAGGCCCTCGAAATGGGCCTCGTTAAAACCACGAAGGATGCTCTCACCCCTGCGATCAAATCCCAGGCCGCGTACGCCCTCATCCTCGAAAAGGGCGAAATCGCCATGGGCGACTTCGTGCGGACCTCAGACTCGGCGACGAACCAGTCGAAACTCCTCGCCATCGAATGGGACAAGATCCAGACGGAGATCGGCACCGCGCTCCTGCCGGCGTTCACGGCGATCGTTACGCACCTCAACGAGGTAGTGCTGCCGGCTGTTCGCAAGTTCTGGTCGGACCCGTCGTGGTACGAGGCCGGCGTTCTGGCAGGCGAGGCGCTCGGCTCCGGTTTCATAACGTCGATAACGGATGTGGTTGGAGGTCTGTCCGAGGACGAGATCGACGACCTCGGCTGGCAGGACTCCTGGAAGGCATCCGCCGAACTCAGGGCGATAGTGGCGGGTGTCGGCGCGGCCTGGCAGTTCATAACCGGGGCGAGAGACACCCTTCAATCTGACCCGGCGCAACAGGCGCTCAGGGCGGCGTTCGAGTCGGCGGCAGCAGCGATGGCCGGGAGGCCGCTAGACAACCGCGGAAACCCGGTCATGATCATCGCCATAGGCGACCCGGATTGGGATCGTGGCGACTGGGAAACGGCAGGCAGGAGCGCCGGCGAGGTCTTTTATGGCGCAGCTGGCGAGATGGCCCCCGGTCCCGGCTTCCCACCGTTCGGTCCTGATCTCCCTCCAGCGGGGCCGATGGCCCCCGGCCCTGGCTTCCCACCGTTCCGTCCTGATCTCCCCCCAATGATCCCAGGCCCAATGATCCCCGCGCCGACGCTCCCACCGTTCGTACCGCCCCCAATGGTTCCCGCACCGGGGTTCCCCGCGCCGACGCTCCCACCGTTCGTACCGCCCCCGATGGTTCCCGCACCGGGGTTCCCACCACCGTTCGTCCCACCGGCCATACCTGAACCGTTCGTACCTCCCCCAATGATCCCGGGTCCACAGGTCCCCGTTCCAGATGCACCTACGGATGCCGAGGTAGCCGCGTGGCTCGCCAGCCCAGGGGCGCAGGCCATGTTCGCGGGGTTCACAGGCGACCCGGGCCAGCGCGGCGGGACGACGGTCACCAATAATTTTAACATCACCGGGGTGTCACCTGGCGAGGTGATGGACGCGATCGGCGAAGCCGTCGACCTGACCGGCCCGATGCCGCCTCACTGGCAGCAGTCGACGAGCTAACCGATGGCATCGCCGACGTTCGTTGTCCATGTGTACCTCGACGGGTCGCGGCGTGCCCTCACAGCCGACGTGCGCGCTATCAGGATCAAGGTCGGCCGCTCGAGGGTGCAGGACGTGTTCACAGCCGGCACCTGCGTCATCAGCCTGAACAATCAGTCCAACGCCTATTCGCCCCTGGCTGGCGGCACGTACAGCGACGCCCAATGGATTGGCGCGGATGTGCGAGTCAACGTGTTCCTCAACTCGGCGTCCGAGCCGACAACCCTGTTCCGCGGGCGGGTCGACGACATAGACATCTTGTTCCCCGATGCCACGGACAGTACGGTGGTCCTGAAATGCTCCGACGGCCTGTCGACCCTGGCTAAGACGGAACTAAACGACGTCGACTTCGTCCAGCAGGTCGGCTCGGCGAGGTTCACCGCGATCCTCGACAACGCCCAGGTCAATTATCCGGATTCGTCAAATCCGGTGGATCGGGACGTCGACACGTCGACGATCACGGTGGCGGCCGAAACCGTCGCCGGCCTCCAGACAGCGACGTACACGGCTCGCCTCGCCCAATCCGAGGATGGTGCCATCTACTGCCGGCACGGCCTCCCAGGT